TTCCTGTAGTTCCTGAGATAGTACCTCCTGTTACGTTACCAGCTAGGTTACCAGTTACATCTCCTGTCACATCTCCAGTCAAGTCACCTGTTACGTCACCTGTAACATTACCAGTAACATTACCTGTAATATTTCCTGTTACGTTACCTTCTAAGGCAGCAATTAAAGTAGCTTGAGCATATCCTGTTCCACTAGTGTTTACTGTTGTAGTAGGTTCTACTTGTAAATCCTTAAATAATCTGTATTTGCCTGTTAGAGCTTCTCTAAACAGTCCTGAGTATAGTGTAGTACCAGAAGGAGTATATTTGCCATAAAAACCTATATCAACTGCATCTGTAGAGGTGTTGTTATTTGCCAATACAATTAAGGGGTCTTTTACAGTTAATGTGTCTGTTCCTACGGTTGTAGTGCTTCCTTCAACTACTAAGTTACCAATTACTGTTAGATTGCTACCTATTTTAGCATCTCCGTAAACATGAAGGTTTAATCCTGATTCTGGTGTTACACCTATTCCTACTTGTGTAGTAGATACATACATAGGTGAGTTATTACCAAAACCATCAGTTAATTGTTTAGCTGAAGTTGTTATATTTCCGTTATCAGAGAACTTTACAAGCGACTGATAAGTATCTTTTATTTTATTTCCTGAAAGTGTAGCCATTATTCAAAACAAGTTGGTTGTGAGTCAATATGTAAAGTGTTCTCGTTTGCAGTATCACCCCACTCGGTGCTACAGTATATCTTTGCCCAATCTATTGTGTTTGCCATTATCTTTCTTTTTTAAATAAGTTAATAATTTTTTTACGTTAACCTCTTTAGGTTTGTAATTCTTTTTTATAATACCCATCCGTGAAATCCTGTATCTTTATCTGGGTAAATATCTTGATTAGAATTGCTATAATACTCATCAAACTTTGACGGTGCATTATAGGTCATGTAATCTATAAATCTTTGAGCATAGTACTCAGCAAAATCTCTTTCCTTTTGAATTAAGAAATCTATTTCTTCTTTGTTTGCAATTTGACTGTTCTCAGAGTTATGTTTATATACACCTCCATTAGATATAGAATAAGCCGCAAAAGGTAAGTACTCTACCATAGCATAGTGTATAAGCATTGGTTGTATATAATCGTTTACTAAATCTAAATAATCTCCAGACAAATTACCTGCTATTATGTCGGCACTTATTTTGTCGTATAAATCTGTGCCTAAATAATTTTGTATGTGTATCTCTTGTGCCAAGCTAATAAACTGTATAAACTTATCTGTATCTACATTTGAATTTAATGCAGTGTTTTTAACTAAATCTGACCTTTTTATAAATAGTGCTTTTGCCATTATTCTTCTATATTTATGGATTCGTCTTCTATAACTTCACTATCTTCTTTCTTTATACCAGTTTCCTTCTCTATCTCTGCATCTGTTATAGCATTAGTTAAATCGGTAAATTCTAAAGGTTGTAGTGTTTTAAAGTATATATCTAATTCAATTCCGTTATACATTAATACTCTTTCAAGTTCATCTAGTATAGTAACTTGCATTGGTCTAATAACTGTGTTATCCATAAGAAGTGAAGCTGTTTGTAATTCCTCTGCATTATTTCCTAAACCAGTATTGTCTTTTATACCAACAAGCATGGGCGATACAATTCTGTGTGATACCATAACTTTTCTCATTGATTCATCACTAAGAAATTTATACTGCTCATGTGCGTCACTTAGTATAACTGGCTCAATACTTGCAGAAAGTTCTTTGCTATCGTTAAACGCTAGTATAAATCTACCAGCATTAGAAGAACCACTAAACTTTTCTTGAATATTTTGCTCTATAAGACTTCTTTGTTCTTCTGTAGGAACACCATTATTAAAGTTTATAAGCATACTTGGTGCAAGACCATTTTGTATATTATTTATATGATAGTTAGCTATCTCTTCTTCTAATTCAGCATATTGTAAACCACCTTGATAATCTACTGGAGAATAGTAGTAAAATCCAGCTCTATAAGGTTTAATATATAATATTTCTAATCCAGCATTACTTGTACCAAATGCAGGTATTCTTTTAGGACTTAACTTAGATGTAATCTCTGACCAGTCCTTTGCATAGTAATAAGCCTGTATTTGACCCTTGTTATTTGCTTTCTCTGCCCTTAACGTCTCTACAGGTATATGTTCTACTTGTACAATCTTTTTCCTGTCCTTAGAATAGATTATTTGAAGTGCAGCTTGACCCATCATTTTGTAGTCATAGCATATCTTTTTCATACAGTCTTTAGTAAAGAGTTCCTTCATCTCTTTATAATCCTTTTCATTTTCTTTACTATCAACTGCGTCTAATCCTTTTCCGTATATCATTTCTGCTATTCCGTTAATAGCAGCATTGTTTGTAGCACTTCCATTGTATCTGTCTATTAGATAATTGAAATAGTTATTATCTTCTCCGTATTCTACCCAATCCCTATTGTATTGTTCTTTTATTTCAGGGCGTGTGTAAGATGACATATTGACTATATGTATCTTTCCTTTTTCTGCTTTTGGCAACGGCTTACTATTGTATCTTTTTCTTGCCATTTTATTTACTTTTCTCATATTATTACAAAATCGTTATCGTATGTGTTTTCTGTAGTATATACTCCAGAATGTACATCAAAGGTATTAAAATTAGTTTGGTCTGTGCAAAAAATAGAACCTCTATATATAATTACAGAACCGTTTTTGATGGCAAAAGAATAAAATCTGCCTTCAACTAAAGAAAAACTACCTGTGACAGTCATATAACCGTTTGAGTTAGTTACAGAAACAGATACAGAACTTGTAGTTCTTTTAGATTTATCAGTTAGTTCAAACGTTACTGAGCTTTCTGCACTTCTAGGAATAACCTTAAAACTCTGAGCGTCTGTTGATGTTGTTAATATTACCATATTATAAGTAACAAATAATCTGTAATTTGTTTTCATAAAAAAAGGGATACCGAAGCATCCCTTAATTTAACCTAATTAAATTTAGTTATTATGAATTAGTACCTACTGTTACAGTTACAGTTGCACTAGACATTCCAGCATAAGGGTCAGAAGCAGTAGGTGATGCTACAAAGTTAGCTGGTTTTACTTCCATAGCAGATAATGTAAGTGTATAACCACTTAAATCTCCCATAGCAGCTCCAGTAACTATAGTACCTCCTGAAACATCAGCTCCATGCTCTAATCCCATTAAGAATACATTTCCATTATAATCTTCAACAGCAACATGAGGTCTTCCATAAGCTAACAATTTTAATTCTTTATTGTCTTCTTTAGAAAGTTTATGTAGTGTTAAATTTAATGTTTGTTCAAAAAATGTAGTTCCATTCTCTCTTGAAGAGGTAATGTTTTGCTCAAAAGAGGAGTTTCCTTTTACTTCGTATTTGTAGGCAGTGAAAGTTCCAGACAAATCTGTAATTTCATCGTTAGTTTCTGTAACCGTACCTAAATCTCCAAAATCAGTAAAATAAACCGCTCTTATGCCACCAACAACATCTTTACAAGGTTCTTTTCTACCTAATGATAAATCGCAAGCCATAGTTTATTATTTTTTATAAAAAAAGGGTAAGTAGGCATATACCCACCTACCCTAATTTTTGGTTAATTTAATTTATTAAGAATATAGTACAATTTCTGAACCTATTCCGTACTGTACTCCAGAAGTAAATCTCATAACAACTCTTACGTTTTGAGAACCATCTAGGTCAGCCATATCAATAACTTTTACTTCGTTGTGGTCAGATAATAAACCAGTTCCAAAGAATAAGTTAGATTTTTGAGCAGCAACCGCTTTATTGTCACCTAATCCGTTAGCAACAAATAATTTTACACCATCAAAAGATAATGCTCCATTTTGCCACCACATTGTACCTTGTCCAGAAACTCCGTTAGCTCCTATGTCAGAAACGTTTTCAGTTCCAGCAGCATTTTGTAGGATTCCAAATCCACCAAGTGCTCTTACATAAGCTCTAGCGATGTTTTGAGATACATAGATGAATAAATCTTCTTTTCCGTATAAAGCAGAAGGAATCGCATCAACGATAGCTCCTAATTGAGCAATAACATTAGAAGATGTTACAGTTGCAGCAGAAACGTCAATAACGTCACTATCAGCACCTAATAAAGTAGTAAATCCATCGAATTCACCAGCATTAGCGTTAACACCTGACCAGATGTTGTTTTCTGTTTTTTCAGCAACTAATCCAGAAACATGACCGATTAAGTAGTCACTGAATTTAGGAGGTAAATTGTCAAAAGCAGAGTATCCCATAGATACAGCTTCCCAGTCGCTTCTAAAGTCTTTCTTACAAAGCTCTAAGTTTACTTGGAATTCTTCTGGTTGAAGGATTCTCTCAGTTAATGTAATAGCAGCAGTGTCAGTGAAATCACAAGTTGCATCTTTGATTACGTTAGAATCAGTAGCAAGTTTTTTAATCACCTCTTTGAACTTTACATTTGGTTTAATTTCAATACCACCTTTGTCAAGCGTTACACCTGATAATAAAGCAGCAGAAATATACTTACCTGCAAATTCTCCAGCGTAAGTAGTAGTAATTGATGTAGTAGTAGCCATTTTTAATTAATTTTAGTTTTTAGTTTATTTTAAATTAGCAATTCTGTTCATTACTCTATCTCTAGTATTCATTACTCTGTTTTGAGCAAAAGAGTTAAAGTTTTTTTGTTTCACTTCCCCTTCAGGGTTGTGTGTGATTGGTTCTGAAGCTGGTTCAGCAGATAACTTTTCTATTTCTTTTTGCATAGATAGTTTTTCTTCACCGTAACCTAATTTCATTTCCTCAATCATTCCTTTTAGTTCAGAGATTTTAGATTCAAATTCGTCTCTTCCAACGTATTTAGTTTCATCCATCTCAATTTCTTCAGAGGCATCCTCTATTACAGGAACTTCCTCTTGTAAATCTTCAGCAACAACTTCTTCAGAAGCTAAATCCTCTTTTTCTTCTTTGTCGCAAGCACAAGCAAGCTCAGTAAGTTTTTGAGACATTTCTTCTTCTTCTTTAATTTGTTCCGAAAGATTTACTTCTTGTTTCACCTCAACTTCTTTTACTTCATCTTTTTTAACTAATGATAGTTTTTCCATGATGTCGTTCAAAATTGATGTAGCTTTAGTGTTTTCCATAAATTTCGATTTATAAATTAATTTATCTTAACTAATTAACTGTATATAAAAACCTTGTTAGATTTTTATGCTTTTTTCTGTATTATAAACCATTCAACACCATCTGACCACACTTGTATCCCTTCAAATTCTTTGTTAATTATATAAGCACTTGTAGAGCCATCTAATTCTTGTGAATTTATTGGTGTTAATTCTACTCTTGTTGAAGTATTAAACCCTCCATTACTAATAAATCTCATAAGCCTGTTAGTATTGTCTGAAGCAGAAGGCAAATTTAAAATCATTGTTCCGTTACCTCCACTCCAAGATAATCTTATAAGCATAGCATCAGAATAAGTGGAATCTGATAGATTTACTGTATCTCCACTGGATACTGTTAAATTAGTAGGAACTAAATAGTTTTCTAAATGACTTACTGTGGCTTTCTTGGTTTGTCCTGCTTGAACTACAGCAAGTAAATCGCTTGGTTGAACCGATGATACTGCGTTTAATTGTGATATTTTTTTTGACATTATTTATAATTTTATATTGTTACCGTTTTCTTGTAGTATGTTTGCTCCTGATTCTAATAATAAAACACCTTCTCCTGTTATTCTTCCAACGCCCTGACTTCTTAAAGTGCCATCACAACATTTTCTTGAGTATGTGCCATCTTTACACATACAACCTCTTTTTTTGCCTTTTGGTACGGCTCTACCAACCGTTTCTTTACTTTTTCTCATTTAATTATTGTTTAGGCACACAGTTAGGCACTTTTCTACCGTTTTTATCTTTCATACCAACTTGCTCATATCCTGCTTGACAAGGGTCGTCATCGTTTAAATCTAATTCACCAAGTTCTCTTAGTTT